CTCGAAGGGTTCTTTGTCTTTATTAATATTGCTATCTTCAGTTTTGTTGTTGGTTGGGCTAAGGAAGAGTGATGCCTCAGCTTCACGACGAAGAATCAAGCCTCTGGTTACTTTACCTGCTACAAGATTCCAACGCTTTAGTTCTTGAACAGCTTCCACCCATCGCTCTTGGTTTATCCTTGTTCGCATCGTGGATGCTCTCAACCTAGCTGCACCTAAATTATAAGTCCAACTAAGGATTGCAGCAGCTTTATTGTCGTGTTTCGTCAACACTGGACAGGCTTTATAGACTTGAAGTAGGAACCTCTCTGCATCAAGTTCGAATAATTCCTGTCCTCTTTCTTTTGTGATCTCAGGATCATCTAAGGTAACCTTATCTCCATTCTCGTACATCGTAGACCCCCAACCTATGGTGGGTACGTTAGCACTACAGAGATAAGGTTTACTTCTCCATCCTTCGAATCTCTTAATCAATGGTTCAGCGATTGAGATTACTTCTTTGATTCCCATACTCTACCCACAAAGTAGAACGAAAGTATCATAGCAAGCATCCCCTCATCGAAATCAGTCCAGCCTGTGACGAGCACAGAAGTCCAACTACCGTCTTGTAAAAAAGCTAAGTAAAGCCCTGCAATCTTGACTGCTGAGTAAAAGAAAACAAACCAGTAAGTCACTGCAGGTCTAACTAGTGCTGACAGCGATGCTACCCACTTCCAAGCCTTACCATCAGACTCTGCTTGTTGTTTGAATGCTTCACCGATAGCATCTAATTCATGCTCTTGTAGACGCTGATATCCCTGCTGTAGAGCAAACTCTGCTTGCATCTTAGCAATAGATACTTCAACGTCTAACTTCTTTAGCTCATGTTCTCTTTCAAACTTACGATCTAAGATCTTCAGTACTTCAGGGGCTAACCTGAATACACCACCGATAAGAGCACCAATGAGTTCAAACATTACTGCATCTCCTCCGGCATACCAGCCTGGATAGCTGGAATAGCTCTAGCAGCACCTCTAGCAGCATCATCAATAACCATCGTAGTCCAATCAATACCTGCTTTTTTACCTAAGTCTACGAGCTTCTTAGCTGCTGTAAGATCTAGCGTACCATCAGCTTTAGGTGTCAGAGCCTCTGACAATATCCTAGTTGATTTAGGGTCTAACAATAAAGCCTTTAGCTTCTCATCAGTAGCTGCTGCTGTCTGCTTTGCCCAGAACTTAGACAAGATAGCTGACACAGCCCATGTCGTACTTGCTATTGGGTTTCTTAACTTAGAGATAATCTCTTCAGGAGGGACACCAACTAATTGCTCAATAGGTGTTGTCGGCACTTCTTTTACATTAAACTTAACATCAGCAGGGTTTACTGACAATCTACGAGCAGCTTCAGCAAGATTCTCTACATTCTTAGCATACGTAGGTCCAAAGACTTTATCGTAAGTAGCCTTTCGTGTTCGATCTGTTAGAGCCTCTACAGGGTTTTGTGCTGACAGAATATCATCTAACATAAAAGATCTAACAGCATTCAAGGTATCGATGTTACTACCATGAGTACGTAAGAAACGATCTACATTAGTTGGGTTACTGTACAGGTTGTTGACGATATCCTGAGCAGTCTTACCTTCTAATTGAAGTAGATTACCTTTCCTAGCCTCTGTAAAGGCATTATTGATTCTTACCTTCTGTGCATTCAGTTCAGTAACATCAGTAACTGCTTTACGGATAACATCAGCTTTATCACCTAGAACAACTAATTCACCAGAGTTTTCTTTCAACCACTTACGGGCTACTTTAGGATCAATGACACCGTCTTTAACAGCAACACGGTCAAAGTCCGTCAGAAAAGCCTTCATAGCTAGGTCTCTTCCTTCTTCACCAGTAGCATCCACAAACTGAGACAATGCTGATTTGTTTTTAGTGATGATAGGAAGAACAGACTCATTGAACTTAGCTCTATCAATCTGTTTAATAGCTTCTTGATTAAAAGGAAGACCGACACGTTCTAAGTAAGCAGCGTCTGCTGCTTTGTAGAGGCGACTAAAGTCTTCTGATACATTAGAGATAGTATCTTCAAATGAATTTTTAAGAGATGACAACAATCTTTGCGATGCTGGGTCATCTTTTGTTTTTCTAAGTTGTAAGTTAATTTCTCTTTTTAAAGAGTCTATGTCAGCTATGGAAGCATCCTTAAAGACTAAATTACCTGCTTCGTCTTTAACTGGTCCAAAACCACCTGGGTTTCTCTCTGATGGGGGTTTTGTTATTTTATTCCATATAGAAGGAAAAGAGAAAAACTTATCAGCAGCTCTTGTATCGTTTACAAATCTGTAGATATCCTCAACACCTGCAGCAGGCAGGTTGATGTTATTCTGCTCTGCATAATCAAAAGCAGCTTTGTAGAAAGGTTGTGTAAGTTCTCTAGCTTCTTTTTCCTGTTTTTCAACTAACTTTGCAACACGAGTACCAAGAGCCTCTGGATCTTCAACTTTAAAGGTAGAAGACTTAGCTATTTGTTGGTTAATAGCGTCAAGCCTGCGTTGTTGGATTTTATCTAAAGGTATGTTCTTTAGTGTTTGCTGAAGGATAAAGTTAGCCTGTGTAGGATCACCGAACAATCTGGTAGCTCTTCCTGACAAGGTATCCATTGCTTGTTCAAACTGCGAACCATATAGATTACGGAAAGCAGGGTCTCTACTTGATAAGTTTCTAATCAAATCACCTAGTACAGGATTATTATTCAGCATTGCTGATGCTGGTAGCTGCACACCTGTCGTAGCACTGATCTGCTGTGATTTAGCCAATGCTTCAGCAAACTTAGGATCTGCCTGTGCTGCTGCTTGGAAGATGGAAGTTACAGTGTTGTCAGCTTGACGTAGAACCTCTTCTTCAGGAACAGTACCACGAATACGTTGGATCAGTGGTTTAGCCTGACCAGCCATTGCTGTAGCCCTTGGGATAGTTCCTTGAGCAACACCACCACTTATACCACCAACTAAAGCACCAATAACTTGTCCTGTGTCACCAGCAACATTTTGACCTACCTGACCACCGAACTCAGCAGTAGCTCCAGGTATAAAACCACCTAGTATTCTACGAACAACACCACCAGGGCCAGAAGCAATACTAACAGGATCTAGTGCCGATTCAATACCAGCACCAATCAATCGACTACCAGTATCTGGAGGAGGTATCTGCTGATAACCTAGTGCTTGCTGTGATCGTTGCTGTACAGGCTGAATAACCTGTTGTTCTATCTGTTGCGTTAGAGAAGGCTGTGTAGAAGGCATTTGCATAGGAGCCTCCATACCACCCATGACTCTCATAGCCTGTGGAACAATGTTAGCTACTGCTCTCTTAGTTACATCAGCTAGATAATCAGTTGTAGATGCTCCTGTATCCTGCGGACGATTACGCTGAAATACTTGAGATAGTTCTTTAGGGGTTACTCCACCAGTTTTAGGTAAAGAAGCAGCAATCTCATCAATCTCAGCATCAGTTAGTGGTTGAGATGTTCTTACAGTTCTACCGTTAATGGTATAAGTAGGCATTCTTATTCCTTAGTCTTCGATAACGTACGTAGTACCGCTTGCTGTTCTCCCAGTCCTTCCTTTACCAGAAGAACCTCCTGGAGCTGTACCAAAGGCTGCATCAAAGCTAGGAAATATTTCCGTAGCGTTTACGTTAGATGCTTTTGCAGCATTTACATAAGGAGTTCTTCTGCGTTCGTACTGCGCTTTTTCTTTTTCACGAAGAGCTAGTAACACAGCCAATCTATCTTCGTTGGTAACCTTTGTATCTTTACCGTTGATAAACTGTGTGATTCTGTTAGCAATACGTTGATCAAGTGAACCTGTGTTAGCTAATGCTTCGATCTCAGTCTTAGCTTTGTTAGCATCACCGAAGATAGAACTAATTTCTTGACGTAAAGCAGCCTCACTGAAAGGAGTTCCTTTTTTAATTAACGTAATAGAGCTATCAATAGCTGAAACTTTGTCAAAGATTGGTTTTATTGATGTTTCAAATCTACCAATCAAAGCCGCATTTTCAGGTGTGCTTAGGGTTATGTTAGTATTTGACTGCCTCATCTTAGACTCATCTAAAACTCTTTTGTTAACAGCTTGTTGTTCTTGTTGTGTTAAATCACCAAATCGTTTACCGTACATGTCTCTTGAAATAGCTTCCCTGTCTACACCAAATGATTCAGGCTTTGGTGCTGCTAAAGGAGCAAAGGTACTTTCTTTATTGATAGCGCTATCAAGTTCTTTTAGCTTTTGATCAATCTCTGCTAACTGCTGATCAGACTCTGCGTTAGGCCTTGCTGCACGTAGATCATCACGAAGCTTTTGTAACTTAGCTACTGTTGGTAGGTTCTCTGTCAGAGCTTTCCTAGCATCAGCCAATGCTTTAGTTGCCTGAGCACTCTTAAGACCAATCTCTGCTTCAGACTTCAGCTTCGTAGCTTTAATATCCTCAAGCTTTGCAGCAGTGACGATAGCTTTGTCAACCATACCTCTAGCTTGATAAGCATCACTGAGAGCACTGTAGAGCTTCTCAGGGTCTTTAAAGTCTACTCCACTATCCTTTAGTTCTTTGAAGATAGCTTCTTGCTGTGCAGCCTCTTTAAGCCTAGGATCTTCGATACCGAACAATCCACCTAAGGCTCTGCCAGCTTGACTACCGCCCTGCAGAGCTATCCTCATAAGAGTCTGTCCTGGGGCTGCTTGAGAAAGTTTCGCAGCTATTGCTTCGTCTTCTTGAGCAATCCTAGCTTGTGTTTCAGCTAAACTAGGACCAAATAAACTTACTTGTTGCTGTGCCATTGTTGTTCCTTAGATAAACAGACCAATATCTTGATTGCCGTAGCCTAAGCCTGTTCCAAAACCTGCAGAATTTATTCCACCAGCAGCATTGGTGTTAAACAATCCTCCTAAAGCATTACCGACAACACCACCAACACTACCACCAGAACCTCCGAACAAAGTCTGTGTTAGACGCTGATTAGCTCCAGACCTTGCTTCGGTAGCCATTAGTTGTCTAGCTAACAAGTCTTGTAAACCTTGACGTTGTAGCCCTGCAGCAGATTGAATACCTTGAGCAGCTAAGTTACCAGCCTGTGTTCTAGCAGCGATCTCACCTTGAACACCTTGAGACTTAAGGCCAGTGAGGTATTGCTGTCTTGCAAGATCGTTAGCAAACTGTTGCTGTGCTGCTTGAGAACCAAACTGTCCTAACTGAACTGCTGGTTGTAATGCTGTAGCACCTTGAGACAATAGTGTACCACGTTCGCCTAATGCAGCCTGTCTAGACTGTAACTCACGTTGTAGTTGCTGCTGTGCTATAGCCTGTTCTTGTGCTAACAGTTCAGGAGAAGAACCACCATAAGCAGACCCACTTACACCCAATCTACCTTGAGCACGTAAGCGTTCCTCTGTTGCTAGTCGCTGACGAGCAATATCAGGAGCAGACAAAGCAGATAGCTTATTGTAATAATCTTGGGATAGTTGATCAACATCAGTTAAACCAGCTTGATTAAAAGATTGCTGTGCTGCTTTCATTGCAGCAGTCTGGATATCTTGTCCACTTTTTTCGAACAGGTTACTAGTAACACCATAGGGAGTAAACTGACCGACATTCTGACCTGCTTCCTGTGATAGTAGGTTATAAGTAGATCTGATATCACTACCCATACCACTAAACTGATTACCTAACTGGTTATACTGCCCTTGGATGTTCGCAGCTAAGTTGTTGTACTGTTGTTGACTAATTTGCCCAGAAGCTAACAAATCATCAGCAGCTTGTTTAGCTTGTTGATAACCAACACCAGCATTGATTAGGTTACCAATAGCATTGGGTGTTACCCCTGACAATAACCCACTAGCTGCGGCCCCTAAAGCATTAGTAACAGTACTGGGGATTGTAGACGTTGCTGGTGTACCAGGAACTACAGGAGGCACTACAGTTGTTGTAGGAGCTACGTTAATGTTTTGATTAGCTGCTTGATTAACTAAATCTTGAGTAGCTTGTGTACCTACAGTATCTAAAGTTGCTAACGTACCAGCACCTAGACCACCAGCAATAACTTCAGCAGGTATTGTAGCAGCAGGTAAAGGAGTACTTGTTACTGTTAATGATGGAGTTGTTGTTGTAGGTGTTAACAAACCACCTCCTGCAGCAGCTCCAGCAGCTAACCCAGCATCTAGTAAACCACCAGTTGTTGCAACAATTTCTGGTATTGCTGATTGACCTACAGCCTCTAAAGCAGCTAATGTTTCAGGAGCTAATGTACCTGCAGCAGCCCCTGCAGTGGTTCCAGCACCAGCACCTGCAGCAGTTCCGGCAGCAGCATCAAACAAATTACTTAAACCTGTAGCAGCACCGACAATACCTAAAGCTTGTAACCAACCTTGTGCATCAGAAGGATTAGGATCAGACAACCTAGTATTTGTAGGTACACCATACGCATCATATTGTTGTACTACTAATTTATCACCTTGAGTACCTATAACCTGTTCTGTACCTACGTCTTCGCCTTTATCAAGCTGACGTATACCACCTTCAGTACCAAAAGTACGCTGCACTGTTCCCGTAAGCATTGTCCCTAAAGGAACACCAGCAGCTCTGAAGTAGTTCTGAGCCTGTGTTTGAGACATACCTAAAGCATTGCTAATGGCTGGTAGATCTAAACCGTATTGTTTAGCCGCTAACTGAACTGCTTGTGGATCATTCTGATTCTGTTTAATAAAGGAAGAAACAGAAGGAATATTGACAGACTGACCAGCCTTCAGTGCATTAACAATAAATTCATTACTTTCTTGAAAGTTCTTACCTACATCAGCTAATGATGCTGTTCCTTTAGATACAGAATCAACCCAGTACTGCAAACCAGCAGCATCTGGTGCTCTTTTCAGAATGTTTTGATACAGATTGGTGACATCTGTAGTTGCTTGATCGAAAGCACTTCTTTCTAAATCAGTAGCCATTATATGACCCTACCTGTTTTTACAAAAGCGTCCAACTGTTGAATAGAAAAAATATCTGATCCTATGTCTGCTTCAATACCGATCTGAAATACTCTACCACTACCACTGATAGGTTTTTTAACTGAATTGATAAGAAGACCAGAATTAAACTCGTTAATATTGTACTGAGCAATGTTGTACTCAGATCTTGTAAAACTAGCTAGTGTTGTTTGATTCGTTGAATAGTTAGTACCATAATCCGTACCCCATCTAAAGGTTATACGAGTACCCTGACCACCAATAACAAGTAAAACTAGCTTCTTTAGAATCTTTAAGATAGCTGGAGAACTACCATCAATATGTGCTGTATAGTAAGCGAACTTAAACGTCTCACTGTTATCGCTTGTACCTGTGTACTCTCCAATGTAACCAGTACGTCCTATATATAACTTCTTATCATTCGTGCTGCAGAGAGATTTAGGGGCTAAAGTCCATAGTGTTGTTTTACAAGAATAGTCTTGAAGTCTTTGTTTTGTATCAAAACAATAGGACAAACCTCTTGTTGGTAAACTTAGAAGATAGAAACCATCTTTTTCATAGTAGACTGATCTTATGTTGTCTGTTCCTTCGTTTGCGATGACATCGGATATGAGATCATCTCGAACATTTCTAGACACATCAAAGATAGGTGCTGATTTCTCTTGTATAACTCGTCCAAGGCTTCTAACACCTGTGTCGGATAAGAATAGTATATCTGTTCCGACATCTTGGATAGAATCACGACTAATGCACCCAACCCCATCGATTACCTCTTCTAAAGCTAAATTACTTGTCGGATTACTAGAAGCACCACTATAGACAACAATAGATCTCTTACAGAAGATAATGAGCCTACCATTAAAAGCTGCTAAAGCGACAACGCTATCAGTGCCGTTAGTGAATACTGATTCAATGTCTACAGAGCCTGAAGAACCTGCCGACCATTTATAACCAATTAATGTATCAGACCAACTAACTAATGTTTTATTCGTTGTTGTGTCAGCAACCCATAAACGACCATAAGCAGCTAACACTTCATTAGCTTGTGGTACAGTACCGGTGTAACCTGTATAAGCTGTCATTAGTGAATAAGCGCCTGTTGTATGATCATAAACAATAGGAGCGTGATCACGTTGAAAGAAATAAGTTAAGCCATTAAAGGTTACTACTTTCCAGTTCTGTGCTGTCCAAGTACTACCAGTATACTTCAGTGTTAATGACGTTGTACCTGAGTAGATTTTATTATCACCAATAGATAGAATCTCTGTACTACCGTCTTCTTTAACAACTTGGTGAATAACAACAGGTTCTGTACTATTAAAGCCTACAGAGGTGTTGACATTATCCCAACCACGCCTAGCAGCAATACGTCCGAACTGATCAATAACAGCATTGTCAGCTCTAAGAGCAAATTCTTTAGGTAATGTTACTGAAGAATCCTGTGTATTAAGACCATAGAATCCAGGAGCTACAATCGTCAGTGGTTTGAGTTGATCAGCCATTATACTGCTTCCCAGAGCACTTGATCAGGCTCTCTACCAGCTTCAATGGATATGTAGTTAGCTAATACTTTACGGTATAGATCTGCCTGCTGATCGGACATACGTCCACCATCTTCTCCACGTTCGTTGATAGCACGTAGATAAGCACCTTGAATAACTACATCTGATGGTACATAGATAACATCAGTATCGTTAACAAGATCTGCTTGTGGTACATAACAGTCAAACTTTAATGTATAGACTGCATCAGGGACAGGGAATACATCAACAGACAATACACCAGCAGAAGACGTTGTAGCCATTGCAAAGCTATTAGGACGACCTGAAGGAGCACTCAGTACATTTAAGTACATGTTCATCTCAGGACCAGATAGCTGACGTAGATACCAATGTGCTGCTGGTATATAAGCATCTTCAATCTTAGTTCTCAGGTTCGTTCCTGATAAAGCATAGTTAGTTGTAGTGGCTGCTGTGGTAACTGTGATGGTTTGTCGTAATACAGACCAATTCCAAGCGTCTTCAACCTCACGCTTAGCTTCATTGACCATATCACCAATAAGTTTGGAGTAATCACTTTGAGTGACTACAACAACCTCATCCTCACGGATTCTACGCAGCACACCATTAACACAATCAAGAAAGGTAGCCATTACCATTTCACCTTATTAGCCCAGTAGGCCGCTGACATTTTACCTTTAGCGATATTTGATGCGTGTCTTGCTTTAAAGGCTTTATTCCGTTCAGAACCTTCAGGAGAACCTTTAACACCTTGTTGACCGAAACGAATCGTCTTAACTTGATCACCGTCCTTTGCTACAACAACGTGGCTCTTAGTAGGATGGTCTGGTGTTTTTTTAGGGCGATTATATCCAGACACCCCTGCTCTTTCTAAGCGAGGATCTTTCATTTCTTCTTAGCAGTTTTTGCTGCCTCCTTAAAAGCCTTGTTTGTAGGAGCACCTTTGCTTCCAGGCTTCCTCATCTTCTCTTTGGAGCCTTCAGCAATACGCTCACGTTTAGCGTGTATGTTAGCGTATAGACCTTGCTTCATTTCTTACGCTTTACTTCTTTAGCTTTCATCAAACACTTACCAGCCTTCTTACACTTCGCTGGTGTTGGACATCCTGGACATGGTTTCATTTCTTCTTTCCTTTCTTAGCCATACCTGCTTCAGATAAAGCAATCGCCACTGCTTGCTTACGAGACTTAACAAGAGGACCGCCTTTACCACTATGGAGTGTTCCTTCTTTGTACTCTCCCATAACCTTCTTAATCTTCTTTGGGTTTTGTTTCATTAGTTTGATTCCTCTTGAAGATAGACTGAATAGTGTCTGTTTCCCAGATACGTATAGCTGTCCATACGATGGTTAGTATTGCAGCGATAGCAGGTAGTATGTTAGCTAATGCGCCTACTACAGTGATGATAGATACAGCATCACCGATCTGCTTTACTTGTTCGTCTACGTGCTGGAGAGCCATCACACATCTCCGGTATTCGTTGAAGGGAATGACCGACCCGCTCCCCATATAATTCTTACCCCTCCAGAAGCCCCGTTAGCTCCTGCATTTCCTAATGTACTACTACCCCCACCTCCGCCACCACCATACAACCCACCTGCACCACCTACAGCACCAGATCCATTGGAACCAGAACTACCTGATGAACCACCACCACCACCGTTACCAGCGCTTGAACCACTACCTGTAGAGCCTGCTGTACCGTTAGACCCACTACCTAATAAGCCTGTACCACCACCACCTCCGGCTGCATATCCGCTGCTACCTTGTCCACCACCACCTGGCGCTTACTACACCAGGACTAAAAACACCTCCGATACCGCCTGTGCCGCCTGTTCCTGAATATCCTCCTGCACCACCACCTCCCGCAGAAGACGCTGGAGGATCTGCTGTGGAGTGCGTTCCTCCATTACCACCGCCATCACCTGTATATGTTCCGCCTATACCTTGAACATACCCAACCGCATTTGTACCGCCTCCACCTCCGCCACCACCTTTGACGGTTGATGTGTCAATAAAATAGCTATCGCCTCCATCACTACCCCAAGTAAAGGAACCAGCAACGTAATAGCTACCTATACCAGCAGCACCTACAACAACTGTATAAGAGTTTCCAGGAACTACAGTAATGTTATTTTTATAGCCTAAACCGCCACCACCGCCAGCCCAGTCTCTACCACCCCCACCGCCACCACCTATAGCAACAACACATACGGATGTGACACCCGCTGGTGGTATGAATGTATAAGTACCAGGAACAGTGTAAGCCACCTGTTTAGGTGTGTTCTCAGTAGAGGATAAAAGAGGAACAACAGAACTCATACCACACTACCTGATACGATACAAACAGTACCAGAAAGGAAGAAAACAGTTGCTAGACCTCTTGTTGCTAATGACACTGATGAACGATCTGTGTTAACACCAGAGATATAAGCTGTTGTAATGTTCAATGTAATCGTAATGGATCCTGAAGTATTGTTGATAATAACTACATTCTGCCCAGCAGAAAACGTAGCATCAGGAACAATAATAGAGCCACCAGAACCAACTTCAATGAAGTTACCATTGTCTGTAGTAGCTAACGTATACGAAGAAGTCTTTGCTGATCCAGACTGCGGTATAGAGCGAACATTACCATCAGTATCTGATAAAGGATCAATACCTGTGATAGAACCACCGGTGATGGATACAGCACCAAGTGCTTGATAAGCTAAGGATCCTAAATCAGCAGTATCTTCTTTAGAAGCAATAGCCGTAGCAATGTTATTAAGCTCTAAATCAAAGTCTGATCCTTTGATGATCTTACCTGCATTACCAGACGGTAGAGAATCTTTTGCAGTAAAGTTTGTTGTCTTCGTATAGTTAGACATTATTAATCCTCTTTAGATTTCTTTACCTTAGCAGCCTTTTCAGATTCTTCTTTCTTATCTTCTTTCACTTCATCATAGTCAGGATGTTTACGCATCTGTGCTACATCGTATTCAAAGTCAACACCGATAACGTTGTTTGACCACTTACATCTAAAATAAACCATTGTGACCTCTATATATTATGAAGGGGCTTTGCAGCCCCTCCGTATTATCAGCTAGGGATAATCAGTGCGATACCGGACTCGTTACGCAGCTCTGCAACACCATAGAGGGTGTCAGCGGTGTACAGCGTTGAGAGATACTCTTGCTTGTACTGAGCCTGTGAACGAACAGCCATCTGCTCTGCATGAACCATTGCATCTTTATGGAACATCAAGCAAGCACGTGGAGCAGTACCAGAAGAGGCATAAGCCGTGTCAGCGTTCGTTGAAACAAACACTTTAACGCCGTATACATCACCGATCTGACCGTTACGGATGGTGTTGTTACCACCTTGCTCACCAACGAAAGCCTGCTCAGTGAAACGAGCAAGACCCATCATCGTGTTACGTGCAACAGGAGGAATCAAGAAGTAACGCTGATCCATAGGAACATCGTTGTCATCAAGACGCTGAATGGTACGACGAATAGCAGCATCAGTCAGTGCAGAAGCGTTACCAGCACCAGCACCACCAACGAATGCAGTAGTACCATCACCACCGATGTAGGCAGTGGTTGTACCAGCAACGGAGTAGTCACCAGTAGCACCAGCAGCGTGTGAGCCGTTAAAGAGACGACCGATACGAACAAGGTCACCATCAACCTGCGTAGCTAGTGCATAGCCAGCATCTTCAGTGTAGAAACGACGCAAAGAAGCCAGAGCCTGTACTTCTACGATGTCCTCAATCAAACGTGAGTATTCGTAGTGCTTGTTGATAGCAACTTGTACTTCGTCTTCCACGTTAGCCTGAATCGTAACTGCTGTGTTAGCTGCCTTAGCTGCTGCAACACCACGAGTGGGTTTAGGAATATGAAGCAAGTCACCTTTCTTGCCACGCATAGACATCTTGTTGACAAGGTTTGCCATAACAAGGTTCTTCTTGTAAGCGGCAATGATTTCATCAGACCAAATCTCTGGAATAAATTTATCCGCATTGGTCTTGTTAACGATGGAGGAACTACCTCCAGGATAAGTTACTGCAGCCATTTTAAGTTTCCTTAAGAATTAGGTTATCGAACACGCCCTTCGGCATAAGCCTGCATAATCTCCGGTTGCAGGTTAAGATAGCGTTCAGGGTCATTCATTTGTAGCCGAATAAGATCAGCACGACGATAAATTTTCTTGCTCGTCTCTCCGGTCCCACCATCCAGTGTTACAGTAGCAGCCTTCAAAGTCTTTTCATTCTGCTCTTTAAGTTGTTGGGCAGCTTGATTCACAGTTTCCTGTTTCACTCGCTTTAGTGCCTTAAAGTTAGTTAACAACTCATTAGCTGAATCAAAGTCAAACTGTTGGTCCGCTGCTGCATAAAGGCGTTGGCGAACAGAAGATTCTTTTACCCAATCAGCAAACTCAGGATCAGCGATGACCTGTGTATAATCTGGATGGGATTGAGCTAGCCTGTTTGCAGTCTGCATACGAGCCAACTGTGCAGCAGCCACTTGAGCTTGCTGTACTGCTGGATGCGTTGCTACTGCTTTATTAACTGCCTTAACAGGATCGGCAAAAAAATCAGTATCTTCTTCAACAGCTTCTTTTGGTTCTACTTTGTTAGTAGTGATTTGCCTCTTGATTAACTCATCAGCAAGTTTACGAACTTCACCAACCTCTTGAGCTTGACGACCAATGAGCTTTTCAGCCTCTTGGTACATCTTAATCAAGTCGTCCATCGATTTACCCCTTAGTTTGTCAGGGATCTCTGGAGCTGGTTTAGGTTCTTCAGCTTTTACTTCTTCAGCTTGAAATTCATCCATCTGCTGGTCGTCATCAACAGAATCTACAAAATTAGCCATTTGCTCTCCTAGTCGGGATAAACCCAATTGTTAGGAATTTAAGAAATCTAAGTTATCCCTCGTAGTAGGACTTAGACTGTTCCACTTTAGCTGCTTGTTCGTGTACCTTAGCCCACCTATCAGCAGCACCAGGAAAAGAGCCTGTGATGCCTTCTAACTTACTGCGTGGTGCAGCAAGCATTCGTTGTGCTTCATTACCGCAAACAGAACAAACTACAGTTTTCTGTGTATGATCAGTTAGGTGTTCAGTGACATGCCCTAACGAACATACGAAATCATTTAGTATCCTCATTGACCAAATCCTCATAGGCTTTCTCTGATACTTCTTTGAGTGTCAGAAGCCATTCAAGTATGTCTAGTTGACCTTTTTTATAAAATAGATTGTTAGCATCAGAGACATTGATGACTTTGTTGTACGCATCGAACATCTTCTGTGCGTCTTCCATCAAATCAGCCCAACCTGCTGTTGAAAACAGGTCAAATCTATCTTCGTAGTATCTTTGTAGTTTTACATCCATGTTGTTATTTTACCACACTTAAAATATTGCTGTAAAGAGTCTTGACTGAGTAAGTAAAGTGTGTTACACTGATACCTTTAGGAGAAACTATGCCTTTACATCACTTTGCTAAAACAGACTTAACTGCTAAAGAAAGACTAGACTTAGTACAAAACTTAGTTCAAATAGGTAAGACCACTGAACAGATACGTAAAGAGCTTGGTAATGTCAGCAGACAACGTATCCATCAATTGATTGATAAACTAGTCAAAGATGGTCGTATCACTGATGAAGAACGTCCTCGGACACAGCGTAGACAGCTCTTACGTACTAATTACAAGAAGAAGTGGGGTCATTACCCTGAGGAGGCTTCAGTACGTGAACTAGATTCTTATCAAGTACAACGAGAGAAGTTCAGACGTAAGAAAGCATCTAACTACAAACATGAATGGGACATTACCTTTGATGATCTTTTCTTCCCTACACATTGTCCTATACTAGGTATTGAACTTGATTACTATGCTTCAGAAAGACAAGAGAACTCTGTTAGCTTTGATCGTTTAGATACAACTAAAGGCTACATCAAAGGCAATGTCATGATCATGTCATGGAGAGCTAATCGTATTAAGAATGATGGTACTGCTGACGAACATCAAAGGATTGCTGATTTCCTTAGACAGAATCAGCACCTATAGAGTCTGCAGCCATGCTAACAATCCACTGGCAAGTATCTTCATCTAATACAGCATCTTCGGTAGGCTTTGGTGGGATAAAGGCATTCCTAGCCTCATCAAAGCTATAACCAATACCAGCATAGTTCTTACGGAAGTTACCGTTATAGCTGGTTTGCTTCCAAGTACCTCCTAGTAGACGTTCACAGAAAGCAGCACCGATATGCTCTTTCTCAACACCACTAGCATCAGCGGTATCCTTGTTGTCTACAACGATAACCTGAGTAACTACGTTATTCTCAATCTTGGCAAAGTGTGCCATCTAAGCCTCCAATCTTAAGCCAGTAAGGTCCATCTCTTCACCGACAACACCAACTGGGAATGTATTAAAACTAAGGGATATACGGACATCATCACCTTCTACAGTAGGAACCATGTGCGTTAGTGATGATGGGAAAAGGATTAGGCGACCAGTGAGGGCTTCAAACCACCATGATTCACTATTCCAACTGTTCCACTCTTGAGGTGGAAACTTAATCTGTTGGTAACCATCTTTGTAGAAGTAAATCTTATCTGTATCATTTGTCTGTATGTAGAACACACCACTAACAAATGAATTAGGATGAGCATGTTTGTGATGGTATTGTCCTGGTTCGCTATAGTTAACCCAAGACTGTGTGATACGAAGGTTAACATCATGCTTAGGATTGACAGTGGCTTTGAAGTACTGTCCTAAACAATCTTCCATCCAGCTACGAAGAGGTGTCATCGTAGAGTTCTTCAATACAAAATTATCCTTACTGGTACGATTACCCATATTAGGACGTTGTTCTAACTCTTTTAGTACGAACAACTCTTCTTCAGTAAGAGAACGATTTAGATCAAAGAAGCCTACAGGCTGTGCGAAGAGTCCATGCAAGTTCATTGAATAGCCTCTTCAATCTCTTTCATCTTGATGCCCATTTCCTCTAACTGCTCTGGCAACCACATCGTAGGAATTGACTCTTCAAACTCTTTGATCTTGTCCATAACCCAATAAACCTCATCCATTGACGGACAGGGGCGTGGATCATCCCAGCGTGTGAATTGATTGTTTGTGATTTCCCATTTGGCACCGGGGCGAAGCATGTGCATCGCCGTATCAATGCCGAGGAAGCGGTAAATTTTTGTGTTTTCCATTTGACCTCTTATTGATTTATTTTGATGATGACGATGCCGGAACCGCCTGCGCCGCCAGATGCTGCAACAGTGTTGTTTCTACCGCCGCCACCACCCCCGCCAGTATTTGTGCCACCAGAGGACCCCGCTGCATTAGAAGAAGCTCCTCCATTACCGCCGCCACCATAGCCACCTGTTCCGGCAACCGCATTGTTATTACTTCCTCCGCCGCCGCCGCCAGAAAAGTACCCTGTAGACGGAGACCCTCCCGGTCCAGCACCGCCATAAGCAGAAGCATACGATGGGCCTTGCACACCATTACCACCGTTACCGCCAGCATCAGTGCTAGTTGCACTTGTTCCTGCGCCACCGCCACCGCCACCGCCACCCGCACCAGTACCCGGAACCGAAGCGCCATTTCCACCAATAAAACCTTGAACTGCATTTGAGTCGGGAGGCGACGAAGAGGCGGGTGTATTACCTGCTAACCCCGAAAATGTCGCAGTAGAGCCACCACCGGAGCCACCTGCACTGGCATTATTTGACCCAGCGTCCCCACCTTTTCCACCACCAGCAGAAGTAATCGTGTGAAAAACAGACTGACCGCCATTAGTGGCTACTCCTGAATTAGTTCCAGCAGTACCAGCAGCACCGACTGTAATTGGGTAATCCGTTCCAGCGGTAACGCTTAATCCTGTACCAGTCCTATACCCACCTGCTCCACCACCACCGCCTCGTGAATAACCACCGCCCCCACCTCCGCCTACAACCATATAGTCCACTGACGTAACACCTGTTGGACATGTCCACGAACCCGAACCCTTGAATACGAAAACACTCTGTGATGGTGCTTGATATTTCAAAATGACAATGCCGGAGCCGCCGGTACCACCAGATTGATTGCTCGCAAATGCCTTTCCACCAGAAGCTCCGCCGCCTGTGTTTGCTGTGCCGGGGTTTCCTGCTGAGTCATTTGCAGTAGGCATTGAAGCACCGCCGCCACTACCGCCCGTTCCACCTGTTCCACCGTTTGTCCCACCGCCACCACCGCCAGCATATGTAACACTAGATCCTGAAATTGTTGTCGCTGTACCGTTTCCGCCGTTTCCTGAAACATTTGCTGAAGCGTTCCCACCAACAGCACCTGCACCGCCACCACCGCCACCCGCGTTTGTATTGCCTATTCCACCATTATTCCCTTGAGATGGGCTTACAGAAGGTGTGTTACCAGATCCTCCAGTGCCACCAGATCCTCCTGCAGTTCCTGTGCTTCCACCACCGCTGCCACCAGCCAAAGCCGCAGCCCCAGGGCCAGCAACATTCCCAGAACCGCCGCCACCACCGCCAGCAGAGGTTATTGTGCTAAACACAGAATTGCTTCCACTTACTCCAGCAACTGTGTTTGTTGTGCTACCAGCGCCGCCTCCACCAACAGTTACTGTGTAGTCTGTCCCTGCTGTAACTGCCAATCCTGTTCCAGTTCTAAACCCACCTGCTCCGCCGCCGCCAGCTCCATTACCTGTCCTGCCACCACCCCCACCACCAGCCACTACCAAATACTCAACCTCAGTCACCCCAGTAGGGCAAGTCCACGTTGAGGTTGCTGTGAAGGTTTGGATGATGGTGAACTTACCAGCAGCACCACCAAGCAATAAATTTAAGATACCAGTCATGACAACTCCTTAGGTTAACCCAGTACCAGAAATCAACCAAGTTGTTGATGTTAGTTTTATCGCTGTTGCCATACCATATTGAGCTAGTGATCTAGATCCTGTTGTACCAGTACCAGCAAGATACATCGTATCTGTTGTAATTGCAATGGTAACAACTTGAGATGTCATATTGATGAATGTTAACACAGTTCCTACATCGTATGCAACAGAACTATTTGCAGGAATTGTAAAAGTTCTTGCATTAGCGTCTGTTGATGGGTGTAGAATAGCTTTACCTGAATCCGTATCAACTAACGTATACGCTGTTGATTGAGAATTAATAGGTACATTAAGATAACCTAAAGTAACACTATCTGTAGACGGTAATGTTTGTGTAAAACTACTATTACTGTTAGCAGATTGAAGTGTTGTTGTACCTGAGCCACTTGCGTGACCTTGAAGTTTTATTGCGGACATTATAGCTCCTTAAGCTAAAACCATCCATCTCTGACCTGTTCCAACGGTAACAGAGACTCCAGTATTAATAGTTACAGGACCAACGCTAAGTCCATTCTTAGCAGAGGTTACGGTATAGTTAGATGATATGGTTTGATCATTCTCTAGGATTGTTGAAGATCCTCCACCGCCTCCGGTAGCAGCAATCGTAATCGTACCGTTACCGTTTGTAATGGTTACGTTAGAGCCTGCGGTAAGAGTCGCTTTAGACAAACCACCAGCAGTATTACCAATTAGTAGTTGTCCATCAGTGTATGATGTTTGTCCAGTACCTCCATTAGCAACTGCTACTGTACCAGTGACGTTAGCTGCATTGCCTGTGATGTTACCAGATACAATAGAACCACTAATGGAAGTGATCCATGTTGGGTTGCTGTAGCTACCACCAGTACTTACACCATCAGTGATTCCGTAACCACTTAGTGTTGTCGGTGTGCTGCTGATCTTTGACCAAGCTAACGAAGTAATCCATGACGGATTAGCATAAGAGCCTGTCGTATAGACACCGTTGGTTACTGTGCCTGCATTACCTGTGATGCTGATACCCCAAGTACCTGTTACAGACGCTGGTGCAATATTCTTCCAATAAGGTCCAGTTGAATCGTACTGCAGGATATCGTTGTTGGCTACAGAAGTAATCTTAACGTTATGTAGTTCGTCAAGCTCCCATCCGTTGTTAATGTTTACAAACAACTCACCGCTACTAGCATTAACTTTGACAACCCAACCAAGAAACACAGTATGTGCTGGTGCTGATGGTCTTGTAGCAGTAAATTGACCTGCTGTTTGAGATAAGTAAACATCATCACCTGCAGTGAATGCACTGGTATCAATACCACGAACAACACCAAAGGTTGCTACAAAGCCTTCTGCACCGTTAGTAATGTCTTCAGCAGCAATACCTAGCGTAGGTGCTGACAATGCTTCAGTGTCTGCGTCAGCTAATACAATACTAGGTCTTTGTCCTTGAGCACCTGCAACAGCAACAACAGATCCTTTAGTAATGGTTGCTCCAGAACCATTATAAGACAGTACTACGTTTTCTTGTCCGATATTAAGATCAAGGTTGTTACCTTTAAGTCTTGTAACCAGAGAACCATCACCACTGTCATACCAAACCCTACCAACAGCTCCAGTGACAGTTGCTGCTGTATCAAACTGAATGTAATCAGGAGAGCTAATACCACCTGTAATACTGTCTAAACTAGTGATGTTTGTGTTAGCACCTGAGTTAGCAGCACCTAATGTATTGTAACTGATCGTACGTGCTACTGAACCATCAAAGTCTGTTCCTGAGGCAGCTCCAGAGCCGCTATTGTTAAACGTAACAGCATTCGTTGTTGTGCCACCACCGCCTGCAGCAACAGTATCCCAACCAAATGATGATCCTGACCACTTCAGATACGTATTGGCTGTAGTGGGTGCATCAATAAAGCCTGTAGTGTTTGCACTAGTCTGATACAGAACTTTATTAGCATCACCGCCAGCAATGTTTGTTGCTGATCCTGCTTTACCGCTAATGTCACCTGTAATCTTAGAACCAGCTAATGATGTAATCCATGAAGGATTACTATAGCTACCTCCTGTGCTAACTGCATCAGTGATGCCATAACCACTGATGGTGGTTGGTGTTGATGTTATCTTACTCCAAGCCAGTGCTGTAATCCATGAAGGATTGCTGTAGCTTCCTGTTGTATAAACACCGTTAGTTACTGTACCAGCACTACCTAGAATATCAATATTCCAAGTACCTGTGGCATTTGTACCTGTAATGCTAGGAGCACCAAGCGTGTTATAGCTGATTGTACGTGCTACAGAACCATTAAAGGTTGTACCCGATGCAGCACCTGTACCACTATTGTTAAAGGTTACAGCATAAGTTGTTGTACCACCACCGCCTCCTCCACCACCAGCAACCCATGACAGATTACCTTCACCGTCTGTGGAGAGAACTTCACCGCCATGCCCTGTTTGATCTGGTAGCAGCTCTGTGATGCTCATCTGTCCTTGTTTGAACATTTGAATAACAGCATCACTAGCAACTCGATTAACGTAACCAGCATCAATCTGCTGTCCGTTAGAAAGTTCTACAACCAGTTTATCATCAAAGTCAATGTATACGTTGGTTACACTTATACCATCTGAACCATCGACACCATCTTTGCCATCTCTTCCGTCAACACCAGGACGACCATCTACACCGTCTCTACCATCCTTTCCATCTTTACCGTTAAGACCATCCTTACCATTTTTACCAGGATCTCCCTTCTTTGTAGAAAGATCTTTGATCTCATTGTATTTCTGTGTAAGACGATCTTCAATCTGTTTAAAGGACTGTACGATGTAGTCAGATTTAGTTTTTGATACCTCCAAGTCTTGTTTTTGTTTCTCTTCACGAAGACCAGCAATCAACTCTTTTAGTAAAAGTTTCTTATCTCGTGAAGAAGCCTGCATTACTGCATCAATAAGTTCTTTAGCCATTGTTGGTCAACTTATCAAGTAGTTCGTTAAGCATGTCTTCATCGCCAGGAAGTACTCCTGCTTTGCTCATTTGCATTTCTACGATCTTTGTGTTGTTTGCTAGATCAGCTTCTTTAAGCATCAACTCAGCAATCTTTACACGACGATCAAACTCAACCTGAGCAGCATCAGCTTGTTGTGGTAGGTTTTTAGAGACTGCTGCCATTATTTTAGCACGAGTCTCTTCAGGAAGCAACTGTGTCTCTATAGCGGTCTTCTGAGCCTCTGCAGCGTCCTTAGCAGCCTTTGCTTGCTTTTCTCGGACAGAAGCCTCAGCATCCGCTAATTGAAGCTGTGCAGCCTGTTGTTGTAGCTGTTGCTGTTGTGGATCAGGCTGAGTCATCTGAGCTAACTGAGCAAGTAAAGATTCCTTGTTAGGTAGCGAAGAAGTCTCAATAACACCCTGCAGTAGCAGCGGTACAATAGGACTATTCGGACCAAGCGTAGACAACAAAGCAAGAATCTGTGCTTGTTCGAACTCTCTAGCGATCATTCCCATTGTACCTGTAGCAATAAAGTCAAAGTCTTGTACAGGATATCGCTGTGGTGCAAACTGCATATACCTCCATGCAGCTTTTTGTACGAAAGGAATCAAGAAATCTTCTTGGAAGTTAACTAACGATCTCTTATTCTTCTTAATCAGTCCAGATACTGCCATTGCAAGCCCTGCAGTGGCTGCTTCACCACCAGAGACCTGTGCAGGAAGGTTTGCAGTATCTAAAGTACCTGTAGCCTGCAGCATCATACGCTCAAATACCTGAGCAGACTGAAGATTTGCAGGATCTGTGTTACCAAACTTAAAAGGAGCTAAGATTTCATTAGGATTACCATTCGTTAAGATAGTTTTTCCTGGTCTAATCTCAAATTTAGCACCTCTAGGAAGCCTTGTAGCGTCTACAGCCATCATAGGAGCTGTTGTAAGCCCTAAAGAGTCAACGTGACTCCTAATTTGAGCATCTACAGCCTTTTGCATGTTGTATGCTTTCTCTGCTGTACCTCTTCCCCAGAATCTACCAGGGATAGTGTCTGCCTGATAAGCCACAATAGGACGATCTTGCATCATAAACGGGTTCTCTTCAGCCTTTAGAAGAGCTTCTCCGTTAGCAATAACCACTAAAGCTTCCACCATATCGGAGTACAGTTCATCATTCTCGTACTCCATGTCATCAGGATTGTCTAAAAGCTTACGTGGTACAAGACCATAGTACCTTAAGAGTAAAATCTTATCATTCTGGTAGTAAGTTAAGTCCTGATCAGGCTCTAAATCCGTATCTACAGCAGCATCGCCTAAGGCAACTGCTTTGTAAACACCATCTTCCATACCACGAACAACAACATGACGACCTACATACTCTTCAATAGCACATCCCATTGCATCTTCAATGGTTGTTGCGTTAGGGTCAATAAGGAAGTTCTTAGGATTGATGGGTTTTAACTGTACAGCGATACGATTATTAGCTTGTACACCAATCATAGACAACCCAGGATTCGCTGAAGGCTGTGTTGCTGGTGCTAATTCTTTCTTTTGCTTAACAATCAGTTCACCGATACCTGTACCGTAGATCTCAGCTAAGGTCATTGCATTGCCAATAGCCTTTCTGATCTTGTCCTTTTTAAAGTCTTCGGACAATCTAGTACGAAGTAACTCAACATCTTGTTTGTTTTGGTCTGCTATGTCATCATTGATATCAAAGAACTGTCCTTTAGCGAACACTGCTTCTTCAAGATCAGCTTGTTTGTTATCTACAGCTTGTTGCAATGCTGGAGAAATAATCTTTGAACGCTCTGACTGTCTGGTTTTATCTTCATCAGCCCAGATTCCTCGCCAAAGACGTTCATATTCCTCCCATCTAGGAAGGAAATTCTCATCCCTATAATTTCTCCAATCATTGCACCTATCCATCACAAATGCTACAAGAGCATTCTGAGGGGTGATTTCTGATTCAAATTTCATGTTTGGTTATCCTAATAGCCTGCTACGTGGTCTAAGACTTCAAACTCTTCTTCATCTAAATTCTGATTCCAGTTTGCAGTTTGTATCTGATCAATGTAGCTTAACGCATCAATCAAATCATCATGAGTTTTACTGTCAGGGAATTGCATAAGCTGATCAATGAACAGATTATTCCAATCACCTTCGTTTAAAACAATCCTTCCATGCTCAAAGCGACCCTGTAGTGACCAAACAATCCTATCTGTTTTCTTCTTATTACCATGCGTTAGTTCTTCAATACGAGGATAAAAACCATTCCTACGCATTAGATCGTGCATATAAGGCATCACTGCATTCTTCAGTGCACCTTTCTCTATACCAACACACGTAACACGATAATCTTTAGCTGCTTTGAGAATCCTTACTGCTGTTTCTCGGACATCCCACCTACCGTGTAGAATGTCAGCAACCCACCAACCTCGTGTGTTAACCTTAACAATGGCTATCGCTGTTTCATCCAGCTTCGTATTCTTCGTCTTATTCGTCTGCGAAGAATCGCTAAAGCCACACAAGTCCACCGCCATAAAGTAGCTACCTTCATCTGGTTCCTCGTCAGTTACTTTAATCCACTCTTCCTTAAATATCTCAGACTGTGATGCTTCAAACGAAGCCATAAACTCTTGTCTAAAAGCAAAGCTAGACATCGAACCTCTAGCAGCTTCAATCTCTGCTGGATCTAACAACGGATTATCAAAGCTAGTGAAGTGCCATGACTTGTAATCTTTATCCTTATTGGTAGCACCTAACTTGTACAACTCATAGAAGTGATTTCTACCCATTGGTGTTCCAATGAACATAGCTCTACCCTTCTGATCCGCTAAAGCAGGCCTAAGGATTTGTTCGAACACCTGTGGTTTCATGTCTGCGTACTCATCCATCACTAAATACTTCAAACTAACACCACGCATAGTCTCTGGTCTATCAGCACCCTTCAGAGATATCATTGCACCATTGACTAAGGTAATCTGCATGTTATTCACATGACTACCTTTAATAACTGAATGGCCTAGCTCCAGTAGCGTAGACCACATAATATCTCTAGCTTGTCCCTGCGTAGGGGCTACATACCAGACATGACCCTTTTCAGTCTGTAGTCCTTCAATAATCAATGTCCAAGCAGCTAACCTAGATTTACCTGTACGTCTCCCTGCAGCGATGATCTTAAACCTTGCAGGGTCTTTAAATACCTCTTGTTGCCAGGGAAGAAGCTTAACTTGTAGATCCATCTTCTTCCTCGTAATCGATCAACGTAGTCTCTACATCGACTGGTTCATGCTGAATCATCTCCACTGGAGACTCTTGTTGTACACCAGTGATGTTGATGGTGATTGCTTTAGCACCTGATGATTGTCCTTTATCCTCAAAATAAGATACTGGAAGCATCCGATCCATACACATCTTTAGTGCTGCAATCTGATCCTTATCATTATCATCTAATGCTTTATGTACTATCTTTCTGATAATCGCATTCGAATGCGTTAACAGCAGCGAAGCAGTGAACTCTTTAATCCTTGCTGCTTCTCCTGGTGGTCTTCCTCTCTTCTCTCTTTTTATATACTTTTGTACTTCTTCCTTCTTAGGACGACCTCTTTTCCTCTTTTTTGTCGGCACACTCTTCTCTTCATTGACTGCCAAGACATCCTGGCTGACTGATGAAGGTAGCGAACAATCCTCATTAGGAGAAGTAATTTTAATTTCTGACATCAGATCCCTCTATATAGTTTCTCTGCTGAAAGCAGGACTTTAGGGTGTATATAATTTTATGTATCTCTTCTATGTAGTCAGTATGAAGTCTGTATGTAGTATATAAAATTTAAGTTTTTATTTATTGTCAGTACATCGTCTGTTCATCGTTTCTACATAGTAGACTTATTGTAGCATACAAATGATATTGCTGTAAAGACCCTTGACTACTACTGTAGGGTTATTACAACATATCCAGCACAGATTGCACAGTCTTTAGAGGCTATAGCGGGACTCCATTTACATGGTGTCATAGGCTCCGCAGAGCTTTTCTATTTAAGCTATTGATTCTATTACCTTTTATTAGATAGTTTACTTAGGCTTTAGAGACTTCCATTTTAGCTTTTTTTTAAGGCTAGGTAGCACCACAACATTTCCATAACTAACCAGACCCCTCCCCCTATGCTGCACTGCAATGTACAATTGAGAATCATAGTCAATTAAGATTTCATAATGTGAAATGCTAATGATAATGCATTACTATTAAGGCTGCACTGTATATCTGACTGTATATCTGTACAGTAGACTGCACAGTCTGCACAGTAGGGAGGATGTATCAGCGTAGCACCCTCTAAAGATACCTGAACAGACTTCAAAGCCTAGAAAGCTTGCACCGATCTGCACTGGTTCCACGTGAAACAATAGACTGAACTGTTGTGTTCGAACAACACTACCGCTCATCCTGGATTGTCTACCGTTCGTCAATTCGAAGCAAAACAAGGCCGAAATAGGTTGACGGCACGAAATCAAATATGTAGGATTAGCAATCGAAACAAAACAACCTGGAGAAAACAAATGGCAGATTTCAACGTAGTAACAAGCACAGCAACTAAGTGTCTTGATTCCTGGTCTAACATCGACAAAGTTCGTTTCCACTATTTCAATCCTAACGGGATCATGGCAAAGCGTAGGGTTTTAGATGATAAGGTTAGTGCCATGGTTGATAGTGGCTTCGCCAAGTCTGGCGCATTGTTAGCCTACGGGTCATTGAACAATTATCACACGGAAAAACTCATGGAGATAGTGCAAAAACAACGGGTAACAGACTTCGAGGCAAATTACTACGTTGAACAGATTCAAAAGGAAATCGCAAGCGCTGAAGCGTTCATCGATTCAATTGCGGCCACTATTTAAACCTAGGACGAAACCCTGCCAAGTGTAGGGTCTATAGTTTCAGACTATACTGATGAGTCCATTCTATAAGGATAGAACCATGCTCAAATTATCAATCACTAGCAAGCTTGACGGTATACGGTCATGGAGTCTACAGGCCTTAGATACTTGTTCGGGTAGCATCAACGTTTACACTGGCGAATTAGTTGATGCCTGCGCTGGTTGCTATGCCACTACTGGCAATTATCTGTATCCTAACGTAAAAGCACCAAGAGAGCATAACAAACAAGACTGGCAGCGTGATGATTGGGTTGATGACATGGTTCAAGCTTTAGACTCGGATCGATACTTTCGTTGGTTTGACTCTGGTGACATGTACACGATCAAACTTGCAGAAAAGATGTTCGAAGTCATGAAGCGTACACCATGGTGTAAACACTGGTTACCGACTAGAATGCACAAGTTTCCTAAGTATCAAGCAATCTTGGAACAAATGGATGCGTTACCTAACGTAGTCGTTCGTCGTTCGTCCGATTCCGTTATTGGCGAAGTACTTGACGCACCATGGTCTAGCACTATTGCTGAATCCTACAATGATGCTAGCATAAGCGTATGTCCAGCGTATCAGCAAGGCGGTAAGTGCAAAGGTTGTCGCAAGTGCTGGGACAAATCAATCCCAGTTATCGGTTATGCTGCTCATGGCCAAAAGATGTCTAAAGTTATCAGACTCAAACTTGCAAAGGCTTAATCATGTCAAAGTCTAATGATGTAATCTTAGTCTTAGGTGGTGCATTGTTTGGTGCACTGTATGCTGCAATGATTTTCTTTTCACTATAAGGGTTTAACATGAAAACATTTTATGTAAAGATAGTATGTAATGTGTCGAAGCAAGTTTTTAACATACCAGTACTCGCCAGGACATTAACCGAGGCACAAACAAAGGTAATGACTTACCCATACAACGATTCTTTGGGTTATAACTATAGTTTGATCAATGGGGTGTATGATGGAATTTAAGATTGTCGGTTACTTGTTAACCTATAGATACCCTGAGTACTCTGGTTTAACGCACCTTGAAAGGTTCGCTACAGTGGCTAAGGTGTATGAGTATGTTGAAGACTTAGAAATAACTGAATATGACATTAACCCCATTGTTGACCTATCAGGAGATTAATCCTATGACAACCATACTGAAGAAAGAAGACATACTCTATGATTGTACTAAGAGAGAATTAGACTATGCTGTTGCCTCTGTTAAGTTCCCAGAGGTCTATGATGAAATTGTTCGCTTCTTATCTGAAGGTGGATTCAATAACCTATCTGATGTTGACTTAGCAGAGCACTATAGGGAAAACTTTACAGACTTAGACACCATAGAATTTAGGAAACAATACAGGATTACCAAATGAGCTTAACATTCAATGATCAACCATGTGAGATTGTCCAAGGTCCAGATGCTGATGGCTTAGTCTGTATACGCTATCCTGGCGATCCTCGATGGCCTTTCCCGTCCTATACCTGGGTTAGTCCTAAAGCACTGAAGAAAACCACAGAAAAGCAAAAGCGATTAGAGGCTCTACAAGGCATCGAAGAGGCCTTAATGTAGGGTGATAGCACCAAGACTGTTTTAATCGCTTGTAGACCTGTTTTAATCGATTCTAGAGGGTATTTTATGACTAAAGAGACAGTACAGATAATGTTAGCCTTGATTGAGGCGATGATTGACTCCAGTGTTGCTGCATCATGGGGTCAATGGGAGGAGGTAAGTCATGCTGAAGATGTAAAGGAAGATCTATACCCTAAACTGATGATGTTGTTAGATAGAATGGAGGATGATGGAAAATGAGAGTGTTGATCGCTTGCGAATACTCGGGCACTGTCAGAGACGCATTCAGAAAGCTAGGACATGATGCTATGTCATGCGATCTATTACCTACTGATGTTGATGGTCCACACTACCAGGGTGATGTATTCGATGTTATCAATGATGGATGGGATTTGATGATTGCTCATCCTCCATGTACCCATTTGGCGGTCTCTGGTGCTCGTTGGTTTAAAGATAAGCAGCAAGAGCAGGCAGAAGCTTTAGAGTTTGTTAGAAGGCTCTTAGATGCGCCTATAGAGCGTATATGCCTTGAGAATCCAGTTAGCATCATTAGTTCTCGCATACGAAAGCCTGATCAGTGCATTCAACCTTGGATGTTTGGGCATGGCGAGACAAAAAAGACTTGTCTATGGCTTAAAAACCTGGATAAACTTGTACCCACTGATGTTGTTGATGGTAGAGATCAACGCATATGGAAACTACCCCCAACAGCAGACAGATGGAAGATTAGAAGTAAAACCTACCAAGGCATCGCTGATGCTATGGCTAACCAATGGGGTGTATGATGAGATGTTTATCCTGCAATGAAGTGCTTAGCGACTATGAAGCCTCTAGGCGTAGTGTTCGAACAAGACAATACTTAGACTTATGTAACGATTGTTTTAAGTATGTCCGAGATGAAATCTGCGCTGTAGGCAATGTATCGCTGATGCACGACGATGATGAGATTGTTAGCGAACGTAAGAAGGCAGAGGACTAAGTATTGACAACTTTAGTTTTCTCTGATACCCTAAATCTATATAGGCTATGTATACTATGTACTATATACTTAGTATATATACTTAGAATAATATTCTATGTACTTACTATGTATACATAGCCTATATAGTAAACAATGTACCCTTTAAGGATAATACAATGTACCCTGATGATGATTTTCTACCTGAAGAGGCTATGAAGCCTTCAGAGCCAACACAGGCAGAGTTAGATGATTACCATGAAGATGTTAAGATTGAAGCCGTACTGAGTGGATTTGTTCGCTTATGTTCGGACTATGGTTTTTACTTTATGATGCGTCAGTTAACTAAGGCTTTGAATGCTAAAGGGTTCAACGTATGAGAAAGCTTATACAGCCACGCAAACGCAAGGTTAACCCTTATGTAGCCTACCTAGAGAATCATGGCCGCCATGCCACCTTAGAAGACCTCCTAGAGGCATTCCCTAACAAGACATCTAAGCAGATCAGAGACTCTATGTCAAAGTTAGTTGATAACTACACTGTTGATAGGGATATTAGGAAGGATGATCATCAATACTTGATATCTTACTCACTAGGTGGATATAACACCAGGGACAACACTGGTATCTGTTGGCATAACCCTTTTAATCTGAGGACAACATGAGCAGAGAAGCTATGCAGATGGCGCTAGAGGCGTTGGAACAACTTGATGGCATAGACACCGAAACAGAGTGCGTGACAATTGACGTTGACGACGTAATCACCGCCTTGCGCCAAGCATTGGAGATAGATTTAGCAAGGGTTGGTGAGGTTGGTGTATGGGGTCAGTGCGAACCGCAGCCAGCATTAGAAGACGGTTGGTCAGATTGGGTATGCCCTAAGCCACAGGGTTATCTCATGCAATGCTGTGATTGCGAGCTTATTCATGAAGTTGATTTCAGGGTAGTCAGATATGAATCTGAAGATTCAGAAGTTTATGAGGTGGTTGATGACCCTAATCTTCAGGCACAGATGCGGGTGAAAAGACGTGATGACATTTCACCGAAAGGAAACACATGAGCGAGAACAAAAACGCAAAGACACCAGCAGATGACGGTCAGCCAGTGGCGTGGATGCACAACTTTATTGAGAATAATGTCATCACGCACATACCCGCAAATATTGGCCGTCACCCTGACCGATGGACTGCGCTTTACAAAGACCCAACTCCCTGCAAAACGTGCCAAGCACTTGCTATGGCAGTAATGAATGACCAGACATACCACGAAAAAGTAACCCCAAAGCAATGGGTTGGGCTGACTGATGAGGAGATCAGCATCATCTGGCGTGACATTGACGGAAGCGAAGGGATGCTGATGCGTTTTGCCCGTTCCATCGAAGCTAAATTAAAGGATAAAAACAATGAGCAGAGAAGCTATGCAACTGGCGCTTGAGGCGCTGGAGTTATATCAAAGCAGGATGTGCTTGTGTGGGGTGAGCAATGATTAACGATGGTGGACCAGCGTTTCCAAGGACGCAGTGGCCTAATGAAACTGGAATGACCCTGCGTGATTACTTTGCAGCCAAGGCGATGCAAGGTCTGTTTAGTTGCGGAAAAGCGCACGATGAGCATACCGCACACGTCACCGCAAAGGCGTCGTATTTGATGGCCGATGCCATGCTGAAAGCAAGGGGTGAGCAATGACATACTTAGCCACGCACCAGGGTTGTGATGATTGCGGTAGCTCTGATGCCTTATCAGTGTCAGAGAATGACAAAGGAGAGACATGGAGTCACTGCTTTAGTTGCGGTACAAATAAGAAGTTGTCTACAAATGTTGATAACTTCGTACAAAACACAACATCTAAGCCTAAAGTTGTACCTATGATTCAAGGCCAATATCGTTCGATACCAGTGAGAAACCTTAGTGCTGATGCACTGAAGGCTTACAACGTAGTGCTTACTGATGATTACGAGGTAGTATTTCCCTACCATGATACTGATGGAAAGGTAGCAGCATACAAGGTAAGGCATGAAGCTACGAAGACTGACTGCACCATTAAAGGAGACTGGAGTAAAGCTAATACATTGTTCGGACAACACTTATTTGCTAAAGGAGGTAAGAGCATTACCATCACTGAGGGTGAATTTGATGCCATTGCTGTCTATCAAATGAATGGTATGAAGTATCCTTCAGTATCTATCCGCAATGGAGCACAGGCAGCACTAAAGGACTGTAAAGCCAACTATGAATATCTTGATTCTTTTGAAACCATTGTTATCTCTTTTGATGCTGATGAACCTGGGAAGAAAGCTGCTACGCAAGTAGCTGATCTATTCGGTGCTAAGGCTAAGGTTGTCAAGCACAGAGCACCATTCAAGGATGCTAACGATTATCTTAAAGAAGGAGCAATAAAGGAATACATACAAGATTGGTTTGCCGCTGAGACCTACGTACCTGATGGCATTGTCAATGGCTCTAAGCTGTGGGAAGACATCAATACACCTGCTATTAAGTCTTCATGTAACTACCCCTTTGATGGTCTTAACAAGCTTACCTATGGCATTAGGAAGGGTGAGTTAGTTACCTTCACTGCTGGATCTGGACTGGGTAAATCACAGGTGTTGCGTGAGATCGTGTATCATATTCTGTGCAAGACAGACGACAACATTGGTTTGATGTTCCTCGAGGAGTCTACTGTCCGCACCGCTAAAGGCTTGATGTCCATACACGCTAACAAACCTTTACATTTACCTGATACAGCATATACAGATGAGGAGTTTAGAGATGCCTTTGAGCACACTCTTGGCACTAACAGGGTTTATCTTTTTGATCATTTTGGTAGTACGTCAATTGATAATATTTTATCAAGAGTCAGATTCATGTCAAAAGGATTGGGATGTAGCTTTGTGGTGCTGGATCATATTAGCATCATCGTCAGTGCTGGTGATGTTGGCGATGAGAGGAAAGCCTTAGACGAGATCATGACAAAACTAAGGATGCTGGTTCAAGAGACTGGTATATCCTTACTGATTGTCAGCCACCTAAAGAGACCTGATGGTAAAGGACATGAAGAAGGAGCAGCAACATCACTAGGACAGCTTAGAGGCTCTGGAAGCATTGCACAATTGTCTGACATGGTTATCGGTATGGAAAGGAATGCACAGCATGATGATGAACGTGAACGCAATATCACCAGGATTAGGGTACTCAAGAACCGCTTCTCAGGCACGACAGGTCCAGCCTGTAGCGTCTACTACAACCACACAACAGGAAGGTTATCAGAGGTCACACAAGATGAAGACTTATGAAGATTTGAAAGAGGATACGAAACGATTTGCTTTACAGCAGATACGCACAGGGTCTACAATGGGTGAGGTAGTTTGTTCGTTCGAAGAGATCATCAAAGAGATCAGAAGAGCATCAGACTACTTAGAAGCTAGTCAAGATGCTGATAGGAGACCATAATGGCTGAAGTTACAAACATTGAAGAGCATGATGATGGTACAGCTACACTACACTTTGATCTTACTGATGAAGAGGTTAGGATGTTGATTCAATGGGGTATCAAAGAAGCAATAAAACTTGCTTATCACAAAGCACAGAACTTTGATTGGAAGGACAGCGGCAGTGAAACAAACACTTAGAGATATGATGAGCCAATACTGGAACAACCGTATGGACTGTGAACGCTTTGACTTTGAGAAGTTCGCTGAGATGGTAGCCTTCCAAGCCAGTGAAGAAAGACTAGATCGCTGTATTGAAGCCTTGGAGAGAAGAGGCTATGCTGATGCAGCAGATATCATCAGGGGAGAAGGTTAATGTGGGTAATGGATAGGCTGTTAGCTGACCATGCAGAGCTAAAGAAGAAATATGATACACTGCTAGAAGACTATCAGAAGCTGGTACACAAATATGAAGAGCTTAGTTCTGGACATCGAAACAGACATGAAGCAGAGTGTTATCTTTTGCGTAGTAACAAAGGATCTGACAACGGGTGAGGTTGTATGTCATACTCAAGCAAGTACACTAAAGCCTCTTATAGAGGACTACGACACAGTGATCGGACACAATCTAATCAGCTTCGACGGTTACCACCTACGGAGATTGTGGAACATTACGATACCACTCAAGAAGGCTTGCGATACGCTCGTGCTGTCGAGGCTATGGAATCCCAGTATCGAAGGAGGACACAGTCTAGAGGCGTGGGGAAAAAGACTAGGGAATCACAAGATTGACTTCCAAGACTTTACAGCACTGACACAGCAAATGATTGACTACTGTATCCAGGATGTACACCTCACTGGTGATCTTCACCGCAAACTATGCGAAGATATGAAGTACTTTTCACCGCAAAGCATTGCACTGGAGCACAAGGTACAGTTCATTGTTGCACAGCAGGAGCGTAATGGTTTTAAGTTAGACATACCTTTATGTACTGCTTTTGTGTCCGAGCTACAGTCTAAGTTATCTAACATAGAGGAGAACCTACAATCAATATTTCCACCCATCATTACAGAAAGGATTAGCGAAAAGACAGGAAAGAAACTAAAGGATCATGTCGAAGTATTTAACCCTGGCTCTAGAGATCAGATAGGACGTAGACTGACATCGCTAGGTTGGAAGCCTGAGAAGTTTACTGAGACTGGAAAGCCTATGGTTGATGAGGTTATCCTGTCTAAGCTACCCTATCCAGAGGCTAAGGCAATGGCTGAGTATCTGCTGATACAAAAGCGTATTGCACAGGCTTCATCGTGGCTAGAGCACGTTGCTGACGATGGTAGGGTTCATGGTAAGGTCATCACTAATGGTGCTGTCACAGGTCGTATGACACACCATAGCCCTAACATGGCTCAGGTTCCTGCAGTGACAGCAGAGTATGGTGATGTATCCAGACAAGTGTGGACTGTAGATGCTGGTAATGTCTTAGTAGGATGTGACGCTTCAGGATTAGAGCTGAGGATGTTAGCTCACTACATGAAAGATGAAGACTATACAAAGGAGGTGATCAATGGGGATGTCCACAGCAAAAACCAACTCGCTGCTGGTCTACAAACCAGACCGCAAGCAAAGACGTTTATCTACGCGTTTCTATACGGGGCTGGCCCAGCTAAGATCGGATCAATTGTCGGAGGCAACGCAGATGCTGGCAAGAGGCTTATCGCCTCGTTCCTTAAGAATACGCCAGCTCTCAAAATGCTTAAAGAGAAAGTTGCAAAGTATGCAGAGAAAGGGTTTGTGCCAGGATTGGATGGTCGTAGACTATGGATACGGTCGGAACACGCAGCACTTAATACGCTTCTTCAAGGAGCTGGGGCGATCTGTATGAAACAAGGTCTTATCCATCTTCATGATTCACTGAAGAGGTTAAAGATTCCTGCTAAGTTTGTTGCTAACGTCCATGATGAATGGCAGATAGAGTGTCCTTCTGAGTTAGCCGACAAGGTTGGTGAGCTTGCAGTAGACGCTATAGAGCAAGCTGGAGTAACCTTAGGGTTACGTTGTCCTCTGACAGGGGAATACAAAGTAGGTAATAACTGGAAGGAAACTCACTGATGATTACCGATCCATTAAAGATCGATGAATTAACTGTTACCGTTCGCTTTACAAGGAGTGATGATGGTGATATACTGATGGATATAAGTACTGATAAGCTTGTCTCAAATGGTGTGATGGTTACGTTGTTGTACTCTGTTGCTCAGTCAGCAGAGGATAGTGTAAAAGCAGACATCATGGCAATGATGGCAATTGATAAAGCAAAGTTAAACTAAGGAAGAATATGGATATCAAACCTGTACGTATCGAAGCAACCCTTATGTGGCCTTTCCTGGACAAGCCTAATGACATGTCTGGTAAGTATCAAGTAGATCTAACAAACCTGTCAGAGAAGGCTGTAAGGGCTTTAGAGGATATGGGTATCACTGTTCGTAATAAAGAAGGTAAAGGTTTCTTCATCACTGCTAAGAGTAACCATACCATCAAACCATTGGATAAGAATGGTGATGAAGTCTTAGCACATGTTGGTAATGGAACCAAGGCTGTGTGTGTCTTAGGTGCTTACTCTTGGACCTTTAAGAACAAGAAAGGTGTATCGCCCTCGCTAAAGAAGCTTGTGATCACTGATCTCGTTACCTATAACTCTGCTCCAAAGATGGAGGAGGAAGAGGAAGATGTCCTCTAAACTGCCAATCATTGATGGTGACATCCTCTGCTACAGAGTAGGCTTTGCCTGCAATGAAGAGACTGAGGCTGTAGCCATCAAAACCATGGCAGAGTTGTTGGAAGAGCTGGTCTTTATAGACCTCTCTTCTGATGATTGTGTCGGCTACCTAACAGGATCTAAGAACTTTAGGTATGACATTGCTAAGACACAACCCTACAAAGGAAACAGAAAAGATGCAGCTAGGCCAATTCATCTTCCTCGCCTTCGTGAGTACCTGCATACTGCTTGGGACTTCAGAGTGGTCGACGGACAAGAGGCTGATGATGCTATTGGAATCCATGCCACGAGCTTACGAGACAAATCGGTAATCGTTACCATTGACAAAGACTTAGACATGATTCCTGGTTATCACTACAACCCAGTCAAGAAAGAGAGTTATTACATCGACGACAAAGAAGCTATTAAAAACTTCTACCGACAAATCCTTACTGGAGACAAGGTAGATAACATCGAAGGCTTACGTGGTATCGGTCCTAAGAAAGCAGATAAGATCCTTGCTGAAGCTGAGACAGAGCTAAAGATGTATGAAGCTGTGCTGAAGGCTTACGATAACAATCAAGAACGTGTAATAGAGAATGGTCAATTGTTATGGATTAGACGACAGGAAGATGAGCTATGGCAACCACCGACACAATAGTTTACTTAGAATGGGTTGATGCAGTAGCCAGCTCAGGATGGTCTAAGAAGGGTGTTGGTGATACTGCAAAGTGTAAAGCAATAGGGTTCATGACGTTTGAGAACAATGATTGTGTACACATCGCAGCCACCATACATGATGATGAGTGTAATGGATTGATGATCATTCCTAAAGCATGGATTAGTCAATGGACGGAGATCGATATTGAAGCCTTCAAGCGCAAAAAACAAAGGAAGACTACTGCAAAAGCTAGTAGTTGAGAAACTAAGAGATACTTTTAATCTGAGCGAACATGATTGCAAAAGCACACCAATGGGTACACAGGGCGAGGATGTCTGGCTCTCGTCGAATGCTTTGGAGAGATTCCGTTACGGCATCGAATGCAAGAACAGAGCAAGAATCGCTATCTTCAACGACTACGAACAAGCAATACGGCACTGTGAAGGAAAAGAAACAGAGCCTTTACTGGTTCTGAAGCAGAATAGATCTACACCTTTAGCTGTTGTTGATCTTGATCACTTCATAGAGCTAGCGTCAAAGGCTAAGTTGTATGAGATCCAGCAACGACAGAAGACTGTAGAGCAAAGTAAACTAGCAACCACACTGAGAAAAGTCTATGGCAAACATAAAGGTTGATTACCTAAACCACATGGGCGATGACTTAACAGTAGTCAATGCAGCCCGTGTATCCTTTGACAAAGAGTCTGATGGTGCTGATTGGTATGATGTTGATATGGGTAATAACTACTTCCCATTACCAGTACTCAACGACAGAGATTCAAAGCTGATTAAGTACTTAGCAAAGCATAACCACTGGAGTCCTTTCAGTCATTGTTTCCTACAGCTTAGGGTCAAAGCACCTATCTTTGTTGCTCGTCAGTTGATGAAGCACACTGTTGGCTTAACCTGGAATGAAGTAAGCAGACGTTACGTAGACAGTAAACCATCATTCTATCAACCTACTTACTTCAGACGTAAAGCTGACAATGTCAAGCAAGGTAGTTCATCAGAGCCTGTATCATCGAGGACAGACTGGAACGAAACAGTTGACAAGTACACTGGTTACATGGTAACATTGTACGAGCTTATGCTTCAGGAAGGTGTTTGTCCTGAGCAGGCTAGGATGATACTTCCCCAATCCATGATGACTGAATGGTATTGGAGCGGAAGTCTTTACGCTTTTGCTAGGGTGTGTCAACTAAGACTAGCTAAGTATGCACAGGCTGAGACAAGGATTGTAGCTGAGCAGATACACAATATCTCTGCTCAGATCTTCCCTGCCTCTTGGGATGCTTTAATGAACAATGGAGAAGATGATGAGTGATAGTAAAATTAGTTTTCATGTGTCGCTAATGGCAGTAGATAACGAAGAAGTACAGCAGTACCATGCTGATCATGGTTTCCCATTAGACCACATGGTTGATATCAATGTTACCTTTGATAGTGGTATTGCTTGGCCTAAGTTGTTAGAGACAGCTTGTGAAGCTATCGGTGCTTACTACGGTTACGATGTCAAAGAGAAAGTATTCGTTAAGCAGTTTGACAAGATCGTTAACATCTTCGGACACGATGATCTTACAAACTACGAAACAGACTCAGACGCTGATGAGAATCCTTCTACTTGATATTGAATCAGCACCTAACACTGCTTATGTCTGGGGTTTGTTTAAGCAAAACATCAGCATCAGTCAGATCGTAGACAGCAGTAGTGTTCTGTGTTGGGCAGCTAAGTGGTATGGTGGTGATCATGTGATGTTCAGTAGCATCTTAAATGGTAAGAAGACGATGCTAAAGAAGATCCATAGTTTACTTGATGAGTGTGATGCAGTGATACATTACAACGGTACTAGGTTTGATATACCGACACTCAACAAGGAGTTCTTAGAAGCAGAAATGCCACCACCATCACCGTATCATCAGATTGACTTACTAAAGACTTCTAGAAAAGAGTTTAGATTCCCTAGTAATAAGCTAGACTATGTTGCTAGAGCATTAGGACTAGGACAGAAGACTAAGCATGAAGGCTTTGAACTCTGGATTAAGTGTATGAACAGAGACAAAGAAGCCTGGACAGTGATGGAGCAGTACAACAAACAGGATGTTATCCTACTGGAGAAGGTCTATGAACGATTTCTTCCCTGGATTCGAACCCACCCAAACGTCAGTATTGGTAACGACTACACAGGCTGCACACGGTGCGGGAGCTACAGTCTACAGCGGAGGGGGTACAGCACTACTGCCACGGGAAAGTACCAGCGATACCAGTGTCAAGACTGTGGTGGCTGGCAACAACAACGTAGAGGAGAAAAACTTGCTACCGAAATACTCAAACCAAGCTAAACAGGTTGGAGGTGATCACTATAAGCAGACAACACTACAGCCTTGGGATGTCATTAGTGCATGGAGTTTAGACCCTTGGTCAGCTAATGTTGTTAAGTACATTCAACGATTCCATCGTAAGAATGGTAAAGAAGATCTACAGAAAGCAGTACACTATCTGGAGTATTTGATTGAGAACTATGACTTAGTAAAGAAAAAGTACTACAAGGAGTAATTATGGCTTTGACGATTCTGGACTTGTTTGATAAACTAAAAAGACTAGATGAGATATCTCTACTTGAGATACTTAACATAACAGCAGAAGACTTGGTTGATAGGTTTGAGGACAGAATCGAAGCCATGTTTGATGTTTTAGTTGACGAACTAGATGATACCGAAGAGGAAGATCAATGAAGTTGAATAACTACCAAGCATTTATCCACAAGAGCCGCTACAGTAGGTTTCTTGACGAACAAGGACGTAGAGAGAACTGGGGCGAGACTGTAGATCGCTACATGGCTTTTATGCAAAAGCAGTTACTGAAGAAACATAAGTATGAGATTCCTCAGCATATCTATAAGACTGTACACAAGGCTATTCTGAACCTGGATGTGATGCCTTCGATGCGTTGTATGATGACTGCTGGTGAAGCTCTAGAGCGTCAGAACATTGCAGGATATAATTGTTCGTACCTACCCATCGATGATCCTAAGTCATTCGATGAGGCAATGTACATCCTTCTGTGTGGCACTGGTGTCGGTTTCTCTGTAGAGTCTAAGTATGTCAATCAATTACCTGAAGTCCCTGATCAGTTATTCGATAGTAAAACTACTATCGTGGTATCCGACAGCAAAGAGGGCTGGGCTAAAGCACTACGACAACTCATTGCTTTACTCTATGCTGGAGAGATTGCAAAGTGGGATGTCTCCAAAGTTAGACCTGCTGGGGCAAGACTTAAGACCTTTGGAGGCAGAGCTTCTGGCCCAGAACCCCTCGTTGAACTATTCAAGTTTGTTATTAGGAAGTTCCAGTCGGCCAAAAATCGTCGTCTGTCGTCCATTGAATGCCATGATATTCTGTGCAAGATCGGGGAAGTTGTTGTTGTGGGTGGTGTGCGGCGATCTGCGATGATATCTTTAAGCGATCTAAGTGATGATCGTATGGCACACGCTAAAGCTGGCTCTTGGTGGGAACAACAAGGACAACGTAGCTTAGCGAACAACTCTGCTGTGTATGATACGAAGCCTTCAGTGGGTCAGTTCATGCGTGAATGGTGCTCAGTCTATGAGAGTCATTCTGGTGAGCGTGGTATCTTCAACAGAGAAGCATCACAGAAACAAGCTGCTATCAATGGTCGTAGAGATCCTAATCATGACTTTGGTACGAATCCCTGCAGCGAGATCATCCTACGTCCATACCAATTCTGTAACCTCACTGAGGTCATTGTCAGAGCTACAGATACCATTGAAGATCTACGCTACAAAGTACGTGTAGCATCGATTCTAGGCACTTGGCAGAGCACAATGACTGACTTCCCTTATCTGCGTAAGATCTGGGAAAAGAACACCGCTGAAGAGCGTTTATTAGGTGTATCATTGACAGGGATCTATGACAATCCGTTGTTGAATGATCCTAATGATAATCAATTACCATTAAGACTACAGGATCTTAAGCATGAAGCAGTCACTGCGAATGAAGTTACAGCGAGTGCTCTGGGCATTCCCGTCTCTGCTGCGATCACTTGCGTTAAGCCTTCTGGTACTGTGTCTCAGTTGTGTGGCACTGCTAGTGGAATTCACCCACAACATGCTGCGTATTACATTAGACGTGTTAGATCGGATAAAAAAGATCCTCTTACAGCGTTTATGATCAGCCAGGGTATCCCTAATGAGCCTTGTGTGATGAGACCAGATAGTACAACAGTGTTCTCATTTCCTATGAAGGCTCCAGAATCAGCAGTAACTAGGGATGATGTATCTTCTATTGAACACTTAAACCTATGGAAGATCTATCAGCTTAATTGGTGCGAACATAAGCCTTCAGTGACTATCTCAGTGAACGAAGAAGATTGGCCTACTGTAGGGGCTTGGGTGTACAAGAACTTTGATATCTGTACTGGTGTATCATTCTTACCTATGGATGGTGGTACATATAGACAGGCTCCTTATGAGACATGTACTGAGCAGGATTACAATGATCTCTTAGCTAAGATGCCTACCAACATTAACTGGGATGATCTTAAGGAAGTAGATGATAACGTCGAAGGCGCACAGCAATTGGCCTGTGTTGCTGGAGTCTGTGAGATCTAGATAAAAAAGCCCTCCATCAAAGGAGGGCGAACGGTCACTAAGGAAAACTATGCCGAATATATGGGGTTGGTCGTTTCTGTCAGGGTTTATGTTGGGTATCTGCTATTCTGATGATTTTGTCGTAACTGACGAGGACGGAGATGAGGCTTTTCTCGAAGGGTTCTTTGTCTTTATTAATATTGCTATCTTCAGTTTTGTTGTTGGTTGGGCTAAGGAAGAGTGATGCCTCAGCTTCACGACGAAGAATCAAGCCTCTGGTTACTTTACCTGCTGCAAGATTCCAACGCTTTAGTTCTTGAACAGCTTCCACCCATCGCTCTTGGTTTATCCTTGTTCGCATCGTGGATGCTCTCAATCTAGCTGCACCTAAATTATAAGTCCAACTAAGGATTGCAGCAGCTTTATTGTCGTGTTTCGTCAACACTGGACAGGCTTTATAGACTTGAAGTAGGAACCTCTCTGCATCAAGTTCAAATAATTCCTGTCCTCTTTCT